TGCAACATCTATATTTTTTGATAAAGTTTTAACATACCAATCTCTAACAGTACCGTTATCACCTTCAAATGAATGTCTCAAAACATACATTTTATTGCCACCAGATGTATAGTAATGCGATTTAGCATTAGCTATATCATAAAGTTCAACTCTTTGTAATTGCCCAGTTGTAATGTAATAATAATTGTTTGTCATTTATTTCTCCTTTGTTATTTTAATAATAGCACATCTAGATGTGCTGTCAACTAATAATTAACTAAACCAACAAACAATACTGTATCTGGTGCCAGAAATAATAGGTTCTATGGAGTGAGGATACATAAAATTACTAGGAAACATAATTAAATCTCCTGTTTTTAATTCTATTTTACTATAAGGTTGTTGATTGTGTGGGTAGTAAAATATGAGCTCTCCACCTTTATAATCCTTGTTTAAATTTATTATAAAAGATAAGTGTCTATTTACTTGATGATAAGCATCTATATGTCTTTTATAAAAATTACCTACTTCATATTTTAATAAATTAATTGATTCAAATTTTAATTCTTGGTGTAAACTAGGAAATATTTTTTGATACTTTTCTAATGCTTTACAACAAGTATTAAATATAAGTTTATGATATAAAGCATCATGTTCTTTATTTGGATTTAAAGGTATAGTTTGTACATTTCTGTGTTTTGTATCTTCTATATTTTCTCCATCTTTTAACAAAGTAGCTGGTACACTGCGACTTACTTCGATGTATTCAGATAAATTTTTGCAAATTTTTTTATCTAAAGCACTCTCTATTTTTAAAATAGCAGAACTTATCTTATCCATTTTCTTGAGAACGATCTATCAAAGCATAACTAATCAACCCTTGTATTTTACTACTACCAGTAGCTGATTGCACAGTAATAGCATCACCTGCTTCTAAATTTAAACCTTGAGGTGAAGCATTTACTTGTGATTTAGCTGGAACATCATCTCTAAAAAATTCATATTCGGTATTAGAATCAGACGAATCAACAAAATTCATATTTACTAAAATAGCTGATGAAGCATCATTATTTGCACAATAAACACTTTTAATTATTACGGTGCCATCACTAGGACATGTAAACACAGTTGTTTTACTTGTATCAGTTTGTTTAAAACCTTGATTTTTATATCTGATAGTCATGATAAAAACCACTCAAATGTTTGTTGTTCGTTTTTTATTTCTTGTTGATAAGTAAAGTTTAACTTTTCTATAATTTGATTAAGAGCTAAATTTATCAATCTTTGGTTTTCTAAACTATACTCTTCTTTTGGTTCTGGTATAAAAGTATTTATTTTAGCCAATTTTTTTACTCCTTTTCAAAGCTTCTTTACCAGCTTTAGCTATACGCACTACTTCAGTTTTACCCATAACTTTAGCACGTTGTTCCATCACTGTTAAGATTTGTATTTTTCTTGCATAAGGTTTTGATATTTTTTTTACTTTTGCTACTGTCTTTCTTGCATCTGTTGGTGTAGCAAATTTAATACTTACTGTGTCTTTAGGGTTTTCATCTGTATATAATCTTCTGCCACTGCCTTTGGGTTTTTTACCAGTTCCTTTTAAAGGATCTTTTCTTTTTTTATTCATTAATACACCATTTTATCTTTTTTAATTATTTTATTTTTTTTTACTTTTTTCTTTTTCTCTTCTTCTTTTACTATTACTTTGTATATTATATCATCTGGAGCTTCAAAATAACAGTATTCATTGTGATAAAATATTTTAAAAGATTTTTGTTTATGTAATCCCCATCTAAAAATTTCAGCATTGTCTTTTATTATACTAGAAAAAAATTTAAAAGCTTTAGGGTTTTCTGTTTTTGTAAATCTCCATATTTTTTTTGCTTTTAAAACCATTGCATATGGATTAGATGTATGCTCACTTTTCCAAGTTATACCTTGATCAAAACTTACTACTCTTTTTACATCCATACATTAACGCCTACCATCTGGTTGAACATCAGCTTTGAATGTACCATATCTCCAATTTTCATTAGTAGTAGTATTTTCTATTTTTAAACTTACTGCTCTGGCTCTTGCTCTTGTGTCTACCTTTTGTGTTGATGAAGATATAGTAAAAGGACCTAAACTACTACTTACTTCCGTATCACTAGGAAAATCTTTTAAATTAATAGTAACTTTAGCATTACCAGCTAAGGCTCTAAAGTCTGGTATAAACCTACTAATTTTCATAAAAAACTCTCCCCTTACTGTGCCACCACTTTCCATTTCAAAATCACCACTTTCTATGCTACCTACTATTGCACTTTGTGATCCATCAGAATTTACTTGATTATTACCCTTTTCATGTGCATATAAAGTTGTCGCACCATTAACATTTGTAACTCCTTGTATTATAGGAAAATTAGGCACACCAGTTAAATTATATTCTGTAGCATAAGGATTATCATAAATGGTTTTGTCATAATATGCAGTTCTAGGAAGTGAACCTATTGTCCATAAAGCTTCTGCATAGTTTAAACTTACTACTCTATCTATTTGTGTAGATCCAGCTTTAGGATAAAACCAATTAATTTCACTAAACAAAGAATTGTAACCAGCATACACCACATCAGATGCATCAAAGTTTATACCTAAGTCATCAGTGTCTTGTGTAGTAAAAACAAAATCTTCTACTGAACAATCTAACTTTTTTACTGTACCATCATATAAATAAAAACCACCAGCTTGACCCATCCAATAAACTACGCCATTTACTGCTACAATCCCATGTTGTGATATTAACCCACAATTAGCTCCAACTTGACGTATAGCAAAGGTAAACGGAGGCCCAACAAATTGCATTGTATAAGCAGATGTATCTGTTAAAATTAATATGTAACTACCAGCATTAACAGCACCAACTATTTTTGTACCACTATCTATCCTAAAAGTTCCTGCTGTGTTAACAGAAGTAGGTGTGTAATCTTCAAAATTTTCTTGATCTGAAAAACGTATAAACATTTTGTCTTGTGAACTCGTTCCCACAGTTGTTTCAGTGCCTAAATGTATTAAATGTCTATCTCTGTCTGAAACTACAGTCATCACACTTTGTATTGGTGCGTTTGTTATGACTGTAGCTCTTGTTGACAGAGCCGAGGCACTGCTCGGATTCCATTGAAAAGTTTTATTATTTTTTACAGTCGCAACCAATATTTGACCAAAATTATCTAATGACCAGTTACCGGGTTCTAATGTCACTTCACCTGTTGGTGAGGCATCACCCCATCCAGTAAAATTAGATGCTTCTTGCACTACAGCACCATCACTGTGTGCAGATCTAGTAGATCCAGATGCACCTCGTGTTATACCAGTAACAGTGCTACCAGCTACACCAGTATATGTAATTAGTTCTTCTCCTACTTTTAATGTGCCTCCACTACTACTAAAACCAGATACAGAAGTTAAAGTTATTGTAGTTCCAGAACCACCAGTTCCGTTTGCATCATCTAACAAAGCACCATTTAAAGTTGTGCTTGTAATAGAAGGATTTGTACCACCGTATAAACCAGACCCAAAACCATAACCAGTAACTTGCACTGCATCACCTACCTTAAAATATGGAGATAAAGTTACGCTACCTCCAGCACTAAAACCAGAACCAGATTCAACTTTACCTGCTGTTACAGTAAAAGTGTCAGACGTTCTTGTTATAACCTCAAAAGTATTTTGTGTAAAATCTGCACTAACAAAACCAGTGCTACCACCCGGTAAAGTTACACTAGAAAATAAAAATAAATCTCCTACTTCTAATCCATGAGCTGCTTTGTTTACAGTGACAGTTGCTGAGTTATTTGTAGTGGTTAAAGTACAAGATGTTATGTTTGTATCTAAGGGTGATATATCATAAAAAGCACCATCATGATATAAAAATAAACCTTTATTTGTTCCAATGGCTATGTATCGTTTACCAGTAAGGTCACTCCAAATGTGCATGTCTCTACCCACACCAACTAACGTGCTAGAGGTAGTTTGTTCCCATCCACCTATCTTTTC